ATGAATATAATGCCTCTTTAACTCAAGCTTTACCTAAATATTTTAGTTATTACGACGATGACACACTAGTTTTAGCCCCTATTCCAAATCTTAATTATGAAATGCAATTAAATTATATCTTGAAACCAGCTGGATTATCGAGTAATAATACAACAACATATTTAAGCTTGCAATTTCCCACTGGCTTATTGTATGCATGCCTTGTTGAGGCGTACGGTTTTTTAAAGGGTCCTGCAGACATGATACAATTTTATGAACAAAAGTATCAAACTGCGTTACAAGGATTCTCTATTGAACAAATGGGAAGAAGAAGACGAGATGAATTCCAAGAGGGTTCACCTTCGATTCAAAAACAAGGATAATAATTAGGAGTTAAATATGGCTATAACACAAGCAGTTGCAAATTCTTTTAAAGGACAACTTTTACAAGGAGTGCACAATTTTACTGCAGCTTCAGGAAATGTTTTCAAGCTTGCTCTATATACTTCTGCAGCAACTTTAAATTCTGCTACGACTTCATTCACTACAACAAATGAAGTTGCAAACACTGGTCAGTATGTGACTGGTGGTGGAACTTTAGCAAATGTGTCACCAGTTGTTTCAAGTGGTGTAGCATTTATAGATTTTGCAGATATATCTTTTACTGGAGTTACTTTAACTGCAGCAGGAGCTTTAATTTATAATACATCAGCTACCGTTACTAACGCGGCAGTATGTGTTTTAAGTTTTGGTGGAGATAAAAGTGCAACATCTGGAACATTCACTGTTCAGTTTCCAGCGGACAATAATACATCGGCTATATTAAGAATTTCATAATAGGAGTTACCTATTATGGTAGAATTTTTAGTTACAGTACCCGGTGGAACAGGTGGTGGTTACTACATCGATGGTGTACAAAAACCAATCGTACCTGTTGTAACGGGTGGCACATTTAGATTTAATCAAAATGATGCAAGCAATAATGGTCATCCATTAATTTTATCTAGCACAACTAGCACTGCTGGAATTATTTCCACAGGCGTAAGTTATTATTTAGATGGAGCATCTAATTCTACAAATTATCGAAATACATCTTTATTCAACGCTGCAACTGTAAGATATATAGAAATTACAGTCACACAAACATCAGATTTTTATTACATATGTAATGTTCATGGCTCAGGAATGGGTAATGTTATGGATATTACTTCTAATACTTGGAGTGCATTATCTTGGAATGCAGGTAATTGGAATGATCAAGCTGATATTGATTTTATACCTACAGGAATTAATTTAACAACATCACTTACTAACGTAGATGCTTTTCCAAATGAAGGTTGGGGATCTGATAGATGGGGTATTGAAAATTGGGGACAAAGTGGTCTTAATGTAACTGTCACCGGTAATACTTTAACTACAAATCTTGGTCCACAATTTGGTTGGGGTCAATCAACTTGGAATTCTTCTGAATTTCAATGGGGTGGAATTTCAATAACAAGCGTAGCTATTGGACAACAAGTAGATGTCAATGGATTAGAATTAATAACAACATTAGATTCTGCAACAGAACTTATTACAGTAGATACTTTTCCAGATGGAGTACAATTAAATACAACATTAGGAGAAGTTGATGTAGGTCCTGATGCCAATGTTACAGGGGAATCGTTAACTTTAGTAGTAGGAAGTGTTCAAGCTTATAACGTAGAGGGTTGGGGCAGAGAAACTTGGGGTGAAGATGTTTGGGGAGCTGAAGGACTTTGGGAATCAGTATCTGTTACAGGTCAAGAATTAAATATATCTCAAGGTGATGAAGATGTTGAAATTGATGTAACTGTTGAAGTATCTTCAATTGCAGAAGTTGGTTGGGGTATAGTTGGTTGGGGATTAGATCCTTGGAATGAATCAGAAGTAGATATTACAATGTCTATTGCTGAAGGAACTGTAGATCCTTCGCCAGATGCCATAGTAACAGGCATTGGAATGACTGTAGATTTAGATCTTGGTACAGTTATTATTGGAACAGGAAATGTTGAGGTTACAGGTGAACAATTAAATATAGGCCAAGGTACAGCTTCTGGAGAAGCACTTACCCTTGCAGAAGTTACAGGAATAGGATTAACCTTAGATTTAGGGGTTGTTTTTGCTGGTGCTAATGTTGTAGTAGAAGCTACAGGAAATATATTGACTATATCTCAAAATAGCGCTAGTGTTCAAAGCTGGACTAAAATTAACACCGGAACTGTTGTTACTTGGACAGAGATTGACACAGCCGCATAAATTTAATAAAATAAACAAATAAGGATAAAATTATGGCATCAAGTTATTCAACAGACCTTAAACTAGAAATCCAAGTTACAGGCGAAAACGCCGGTACATGGGGTGATATTACAAATACAAATTTAGTTATTCTTCAACAAGCAATTGCTGGTTATGAATCGGTTGCATTAAATGCAACAACAGGAGTTACATTAACATATACTAATGGTGCTCTTTCAAATGGTAAAAATGCAGTATTAGAACTTTCAGGAACTATTACAGGAAACGTAGATGTTACTATTCCTTCAGATGCAACAGGACCAGATGAAAAAGTTTATGTAATTAAAAATAGCACATCAGGTGCTTTTACTGTAACAGTAAAAGTTGCAGGTCAAACAGGAGTTACTTTCTCTGCAACAGATAAAGGAACAAAACTTTTATATTTAAATGGAACTGATGTTGTAGATTCTAACATTGGAAAATTATCAAATGACGCTGCTCCACAATTAGCTGCAAACTTAGATACTAATGCAAAAAATATTTTAATTGATAGTGGTAATTTTATTGGCGATGAAAATGGTAATGAGCAAATTAAATTTGCAACCACAGCATCTGCAGTAAATGAAATATCCGTTACAAACGCGGCAACAGGAAACGCTCCAGCTATTTCAGCAACAGGTGGTGACACTAATGTTGGTATAACTTTAACACCAAAAGGAACTGGAAGAATTACAAATAATGGTGAGACTAAAATATTTGGTGTATTTGAAGGTGCAACAATTTCTACAACTTTCATAACATCATTTACATATGACGTACTTACTCAAGCTGTTTATTTTCAAAACGTTGACTTAGGTGCAAACTTTACAGTTAATTTAAGAGGTGATGCATCTAATGCATTAAATGCAGTTTTAAATACAGGTGAATCTGTAACTGTTGCGTTAATCACAAAACAAGGCAACACAACATTTTATAACAACGTAGTACAGGTTGATGGAACAACAACAAACGTTACAGTTGTTTATCAAGGTGGAAGTGCTCCAACAGCTGGAAACGCTTCATCTAATGATGTCTACACTTACACAGCTCTTAAAACAGCAGCATCAACTTACACAATTTTAGCAGCATTAACGCAATTTAAATAAGGAGTAGAAAGAATGCCTTTACAATCAACACGCGGAGCTGGATCAGCAAAAGGATTTGGATTGACGAGTGGGAAACCAATATATCCATACGATATCGAATTTTTAGTTATAGGTGGTGGAGGAGGTGCTGGTTCTGTCGCTAATGGAGGTGGAAACCATTGTTTTGGAGCTGGAGGAGGTGGTGCGGGTGGATTTAGAACATCAACTCAATCAATAACAGCAACAAAAGTAATTACAGTAACAGTTGGAGATGGTGGTGCTGGGGGTGTAGATGGAAGTGGTTCACCTGCTGGTGCTGGTGTGTCAGGTTCAAATTCTAGTATTTCAGGAACTGGTTTAACAACAATAACTTCTGCAGGAGGAGGTTATGGAGGAACAGAAGATGTTGCTGGTGCTAATGGTGGTTCAGGAGGTGGTGCTGGTGGTTATAATGGTGGTGGACCAGGTAATATTAGTGGTGGTTCAGGAAACACTCCAAACACATCACCCAGTCAAGGAAATAATGGTGGAAGCAATGCAGTTACTAATAGAGCATCAGGTGGAGGTGGTGGTGGTGCTAGTGCTGTTGGAGCAAATGCAGCTACTCAAACTACTGGAGGTAATGGAGGAAATGGTACAGCTTCATCAATAACTGGTTCATCAGTTACAAGAGGTGGTGGTGGAGGTGCTGGTTCAAACACACAAAATACGGGAGTTCAAACTTCAGGAGGAACTGGTGGGGGTGGTCCTGGTTGTGCAGACTCAACTTCTTCACCCGCTTGTAATGGATTTTCTGGAACTATAAATACTGGTGGTGGCGGTGGTGGTGGAGGTTCTAATGATGTTGGAAACGTAAGAGGCAATGGTGGTGCCGGAGGAAAAGGTATTGTTATATTAAGTATGCCCCTTTCAAGTTTTTCAGGAACTGTAACAGGTTCACCAACACAATCCACATCAGGAAGTAATAAAATTTTAGTATTTAATGGTTCAGGGAGTTACACAGCATAATGGCAAGCTTTGCAAAATTAGATATTAACAACATAGTAACAACGGTAGTTTCTGTTGTTAATGAAGTATTAAAAGATTCAAATGGAGTAGAACAAGAATCTATTGGTATTCAATTTTTAAGAACATTATATAATGAACCAAATGCTATTTGGAAACAAACTTCTTATAATACAGTAGGAGGAGTTCATAGATTAGGTGGTACTCCTTTTAGAAAAAACTTTGCAGGGGTAGGGTATACTTATGATGAAGATAGAAATGCTTTTATTTCACCTAAACTTTATAATTCTTGGGTATTAAATGAAGACACTTGTCTTTGGAATCCACCAATAGTAAAGCCAATTACATATACTCAAAATAGAACTAGTGCATTAGGAGAACCTATTATGGATATATACAGATGGAATGAATTGACTTTATCTTGGGATTTGATAAATAGTTAGTATACTAAAACCATAAAATAAAAGAAAGAATGTCTAAAGTAACAAAAAAACCTAAATTTGAAAATTCATCTTGGAATTTTGAATTAGATAAAATTGAATTTTACGCATTTTGGAACAATGCATTTTCAAAAGAAGAGTGTCAAACAATAATCAATATTGCAAAAAATAAAGGTTTAATTAAAGGAACAACTTTTAATGATGATAAAACAAAGGATGTAAGAAATAGTAAAATATCTTGGTTATATTCTGTTGATGCTATGGATTGGGTATTTCGCAGAGTTACCGACATTACATTAAATCTAAATGAAAGATTTTTTAAATTTGATCTATTTGGATTAAATGAAGGATTTCAATTTACTAACTATGAAGCTCCATCTGGTAAATATGGTAAGCACGTTGATAGAGGAATGAATATACCAGTTAGAAAATTATCTATATCTATTCAACTTACAGATCCTGAAGAATATGAAGGTGGCGAACTTTATCTTTATGATGGAGATGAAGGAACCTTAATGGATAAGACACAAGGAACATTAATAATATTTCCTTCTTATGTATTACATGAAGTTATGCCAGTAACTAAAGGGACAAGAAATTCTTTAGTAACTTGGGTAACTGGAAAACAATTTAAATAATGATTCTTAAAAAACATTCTGTAAATAAATTAAATAATTTTATTTCAGGTTGGTATATAAATAACGATTCACTTTGTGATAATCTTATTAATTATTTTGAAACAAATCCTAATAAATTTAAAGGTAAAATTGGTTCTAAAGGTGAAGTAAAAAAATCAGAAAAAGATTCTACTGATTTATATATTATAGATTTTCAAGTTCCAGTTATAAAAGAATATTTAACACATCTATATTTTGTAATTAAAGAATATCAAAAACAATATATCTATTCTAATATTGGTCAAAGTTCTTGGAGTTTAAAACCATTTAATCTTCAAAGATATTTACCAAATGAAGGTTTCCATGCTTGGCATACTGAAAGACATAATGTTGGTTCTTCTTTAAGACATTTAACTTTTATGACTTATCTTAATAATGTTAATGATGGTGGTGAAACTGAATTCTTTTATCAAAAACTAAAAATTAAACCTGAAAAAGGATTAACACTTATTTGGGGTACTGATTGGACATTTACTCATAGAGGAATTCCATCTAAAACAGAAACAAAATATATAACAACTGGACATTATCATTATGATAGTTAAAAAATTATCTATAAAAGAAACTATTAAAGCTTATACAAACGAGAATGGTTTTTCTTGGGGTATCAATACAGTAATGAAGTCTTTAGCACCAGGTGTAAGTCATGATCTTACCTCCGCTGGAGGAACATTCATTATAGATAGATGGGATAGTGAATTACCAAAGCCCTCGTTACAAGAAATTAGAGACGAGTATATAAGACAGCAAACCATTGCGGAATGTATTAAATATTACGAAGAAAAAAGTTTTAAAGGTTTTATAAAAAAATTATTTAGTTAAATAAATTATATTCATTTCATGAATATAGAATTTGTTAATCAATATCTCTCAAATATTAAATGGAATTTAGATAATTCTCAATGGCAAGTTTCAGGTATTATAGATCGTATTTCTAATGAATATCTAAAATTTGATATAAGATTTTTAAATGATTTTAATGATAAAAAAGGTAAACTTATAAATTCTAAAAGTCAGGCAGATAAGGTCTTATTTGAAGATAATCAAAATTGGATTTTAGTTGATACTCAAGAACTTATTAAATATATGAAAGAATATAGTTTAAAAGAAGTAAAATTAGAAGAATTGATTAAAAGCATAGAATGGAATATAATATTGCCAAAAAAGTAGTGCATTTACTAATATAATCTATATAAAGGAAGGCTTATGCCTTTACAGAAGATACAATTTAAGCCAGGATTCAATAAACAACAAACTGCAACCGGAGCCGAAGGGCAATGGATAGATGGTGATAATGTTAGGTTTCGTTATGGAGAACCACAGAAAATAGGTGGTTGGCAAGAATTAGTTAATAAAACCCTCGCGGGCGTCGCGCGCGACCAGCTTACTTGGACTGCATTAGATGGTAAAAAATATGCAGCTATTGGTACTTCTAAATTATTAGTTATTTATTATCAGGGTCAGTTCTTTGATATTACACCTCTTGGCACGGCTTTAACTTCATGTACCTATACATCTACAACAAGTTCAACAACGATCACTATTAATAAAGCAGGTCATGGTTTAGAGGTTGGTGATTATATTATATTTACATCTGTTACAACTCCAGGTTCACCTACAACTGGATATACCTCTGCAGATTTTACAACAAATACTTTTGAAGTTAAAACAGTTCCAACATCAGGAACCTTTACAGTCACTATGGCAACTGCTGAAACAGGAACCGGTGTAACGGCTGGAGGTACTATTACTACAACTCCTTATGTTATTATCGGACCTAATTTTCAAACACCTGCTTATGGTTATGGCACTGGATATTGGGGTGGAACTATTCCAACTTCAGTTACAACATTATTAGATGGAAATCTTAACAACTCAGCTACAACAATTACTGTAGATTCAACTGCTGCATTTCCAACGTCCGGTCGAATAGATATTGATACAGAATTAATTACTTATTCAGGTAAAACTTCAACTACTTTTACAGGTTGTGTTCGAGGTGTAAATGGATCTACCGCTGCATCACACTCAGATAATGCAGTAGTAACTGATGCAACATCTTGGGTTGATTGGGGTGAAGAATCAAATACTGCAGGTGTAACACTTGCACCAGGATCCTGGTCACTCGATAACTTTGGACAGATTCTAGTTGCAACAATTAAGAATGGTCAAACATTTACTTGGAACCCTGCAACTCCTGGAGCCACATCAACAAGAGCAACTATTGTATCTGGTGCACCAACGGCTTCTGTTATGAGCATTGTTTCAGATAGAGATAGACATTTATTTTTAATGGGAACAGAGACAACCATTGGAACACCATCAACACAAGATCCAATGTTTATAAGATTTTCAAATCAAGAAGACATTAATACTTATTCACCAACAGTAACTAACACTGCAGGAACATTTAGACTAGATACGGGTAACGAGATTATCGGAGCTATACAAGGTAAAGATTATATCTTTGTACTTACTGATGTTGCTGCTTATGTTATTCAATTTGTTGGCCCTCCATTTACATTCTCTGTAAGACAAGTTGGAACGAACTGCGGATGCGTTGGTCAACATGCTATGGTTTATGCACAGGGTGCCGTGTTTTGGATTGGATTTGGTGGTGGATTCTTTGTCTATGATGGAACGGTTAAACAGTTGCCATCGTTAGTTGAAGACTTTGTATTTACAGATTCTGGAGACAATTTAGGGTTTAATTTTGATGCAAGTCAAATAACATATGGTTATCATAACTCATTATACAATGAAGTAGGTTGGAATTATGCAAAAGCAGGATCAACACAGGTTGATAGAAACGTAGTTTATAATTATCTTGAAAACACTTGGACGACAGGATCATTAGCAAGAACAACTTATGCAGATGCATCCACATTTGATTTACCTTATGCAACAGAATTTTATTCAACTAACACTCCAACATTTCCAACTATTAATGGTGTAAGTAATTTAAATGGAGCAACTAAATACTGGGAACATGAAACGGGAGTTAATGAAGTATCTGCAACGGGTGTTAAAACATTAATTGCAGCTTTTATAGAATCAGGAGATTATGATATTTCAGAACAAGGTTTAGGTGGAGATGGTCAATTAATTATGCGCGTTAAAAGATTTATTCCAGACTTTAAAGATTTATCAGGTAATGCAAAAATTACATTATTCTTTAGAGATTATCCTGCTAATGCAAATTCAACACCTTCTACAACACCACCTTTAATTACAGGACCATTTACAATTACTTCATCAACTGATAAAGTAGATACACGTGTGAGAGGAAGACAGGTAAGTTTAAAAATAGAAAATGATGCTCTTGATGAAACTTGGAGATACGGAACTTTAAGATTGGACATTGAAGCAGGAGGAAGAAGATAATGGCAAAAATAACAGCATACATACCAGAACCTACACCTGAGTATGATGTAAATAATCAAAGACAAATTTTAGAATCAATTAACACACTTAAAGATCAATTAAATTTTTCTTTTCAAAAAGAAATAAAAGATGAACTAGAAGCATTTAGTTGGTTTATATTTAGTGGACCTACAGAATAATGGCTATCAATTATAAAAATCAAGGTTACGATTTAACCACAACTAATTTAACTACGGTGTTAAATATTAACACATCAAGTGTTGCAATTTTAAAAGAAATAGCTGTAACTAATGATCATAATGCTGCAGTGCAAGTTGATTATTTTTTTCATGATGCTTCTACATCAACAGATTATAAATTTTATCATACTAATGTTCCTGCAGATTCACATGATAATGCAGTTCATAATGCTTTAGTATTAGAAGAAGGAGACTATTTACAATTTCAATCAAATAATGCTGGTAAAATATCTGGACAAATATCTTACGCTCTGTTAACAAGGACCGGAGAAAATGGATAATTTACCTAAGATAGAATGTAAGACAGAAGAAATAATAAGAAGTAAAAAAAATGGCAAGACATATAAAACAATGGAAGATTTTCTAAAAGAAAACATTATAGAAGATTTACAGAAAGATTTATTAGTTAAGATAAGTCCAGAGGGTTTAAGTTTAATGCAGAAAATAATGAATAAAAAATGAATCCAAGAGGCGGAACGGAACTTCAAATGGAGTTTCTAGAAAGACATGTAGATAGAAATTTACTAGATCAAGTTCAAATAACAACATCTGTACCGGAAAAAATACCTCTACATTCATCAAAAATTAATATTCTTTGGCAACAAAATTCATACGATCAACCTAACTTAGCACCTTGGTTTAAAAATAAAGACAATCATAACAAGTATGATTGGTATGTATTTAATTCACATTGGTCTTATGAAAAATATAGAATGATGTTTGATATTCCAACGGATAGGTCTGTAGTTATAAAAAATGCAATTAATATAATTGAACCTAGAAATTTAGATTATAAAAAAGGTGATCCAATCAAATTAATTTATACTTCAACGCCGTGGCGAGGTTTGAACGTATTACTTGCGGCCATGCAATTAGTTGAGAATCCTCTTATTCAATTAGATGTTTATTCTTCAACACAAGTATATGGAGATCAATTTAAATCAGCTAATGATGATCGATATAAAGATTTATATGAACAAGCAAAAACATTAAATAATGTAAACTACATTGGTTATAAACCTAATGAGTTTATAAAAGATAATTTAAAAAATTATCATATGTTTGTTTATCCAAACATCTGGGAAGAGACATCTTGTATTGCTGCAATAGAAGCAATGGCTGCCGGACTTTATTGTATTACAACAGACTATGGTGCATTATTTGAAACATGTGCAGAGTTTGCTGCTTATGTACCTTATGAAAAAGATTTTGTAAAACTAGCTAAAACATTTGCATCAACCATTGAAGCAGCTGCAACTCAATTACATGAACCTTATGTTAAAGAACATTTACAATTTCAAATAAATTATACAAACAAGTTTTATTTATGGGATTCAAGAAAGAGTTATTGGAATAAATTTTTACAAGGAGCAATCAATGCAAGACTCAAGTAAACCTATTTGGTTTAAAAAAGTAAATGAAGAAAATAAAACAGTTGTTAATTTAGGAAGACCTACAACTAGACTCTATGTAGCAACTCCTGTGCACAGTGAGTGTTCTATTCATTACACACAATCTTTATTAAAGTTTCAACAATGTTGTATTATGAATAACATCATGGTTTCATTTTCATTATTGAAATCATCTTTAGTTACTCAAGGTAGAAATTTATGTGTTGCTAATTTCTTAGGAGACCCTAATGATCCAACTCATTTATT